ACATCTTTTTTAGAAACTTCATATTGATATTCATCATGTATTGAAGCAACTAACTTAGCATCTACTCCAGACGTTTGTATTCTTTTATTCATATTAATTAACCATAGCTTACAGATAACTGCACCTGCTCCTTGTAGTAAAGTATTTAATGCACTATGTGGAGAACGTACATGTAGTAATCTACCATCAATACCTTTTATCTTACCTTTTGTTGCTGATTTCGTTATATTATCTCTAACTTCTTTTAGTGCAGGCATATTAGATAAAAATCTCTTCATAAGTTCTTCTCCCTCTTTAGCACCTTTACCTATTATCTTACCTATTTTACTAGCACCTGCACCATACATAAAAGCATATATAAATGTTTTAGCCTGGTCTCTATCTGAAATACCTGCCATCTTCATATTAGCAGTATGTATATCTCCATTCAAAACTTCTTCAGTAAAATTAGCATCATTCATTAAATGTGCTAAACATCTTAGTTCTAATCCACTAGCATCTGTACCTACAATGGAATGGGTGTAGGGATTCTCGACTGTCCAACAATCTCTACACTCTTTTCCATAGGGAGAACGAACAGCAGGAATCTGTGCCATGTTAGGACTGTGATGTGCCATACGACCAGTTATAGTTTTTAAAGTATGTACTCGACCATGTACCCTACCATCTGTATCATCACAAGCATCTATCCATGACTTGATTTGTGCTATTCGTTTTTGGAGCAACAAATATCTAGAAATCTTTTTAGCTTCTGGTAAGTTAATACTATCTAAAACTTCTTCGTTAACAATTACATTACCTTTCTCTGTATGTTTCTTTGGTTTCCAACCTATATCCATAAGTCTATCAGCTATTTGTTGTCGTGAACCTATATTGAAAGGTATGTATTTTGTTTTTGTTTTTAAATCTTTTCTTGTTGGGTCAAAACGTATACGACCCCACTTCTCTAACTCATTCGCTTCATCTAGTAAAGTGTTGTGTAAACACATGGCTTTCCTCACATCAAGATAAAAACCATTCTTTTCTTGTTGGTCTATGATAACTCTTACTTGATGTTCCATGTAAATAGAAGACTTAGAAAAACCTTTACCCTCTGTCTTTAAGTGATTGTATAACTTATGTGTTATATCTACATCTTGCATACAGTATCTTTTTAATTCTTCTGTATACTTACCAAAAGAAGCTATATCTCCTTTAGGAAAATTAAATCTATCACCCCAAGCTCTTAATCCATGTCCACCATCTCGCATAGGATTAAATAACTGTGATAATATTAATGTATCTAATACTTGTGAAGGTTTAATAGAAGTGCCTAATAATCTATTTAATACAGGAGCATCAAAAGATAAACCATTGTGCATGATATATTGTTCAATATTTTTAGACCAATTTTTAAATACATGCATATTATCTGGTTCAAATACTGTTGATACATTTGTATCTATATTTTTAGCTACGATACAATTAACCACACTCGCATCTAATTGGTCTGTCTCTATATCAAGAACAACTTTCACAATCTTCCTCCTTTTTTCCACACCAGTTGCAAGGTTCACCTTTACCTACTGCCATTTTAGTTTCTTCTTCTTCACAATAATGCTCCCACATTTCTGGTTCATCTTCTTGTTCATCTTTGTGACCCCAATACACTAAATGAAAAGCACCACAATTAGGACAAGATAAATTGGTAACGATAGCATGGTCTTCATCATCTTCACAATCATGGTCTCCTCCCCATATTAGTTCTGTTCTACAATTATAACATTTCATTAGAAAGGTGCTTCCTCTTTATTATCTTCTGCATTATAGTCTACTTCGTAAGGATTGTCAATCTCTTTCATACGACCTGTATCTTTATTGTAATGTAAATGTGTAGCTATACCTGTATCTCCTGTGTATCTATTCTTTAATATTCTTAGTGTTGTTGTATTAGCTTTTACTTCATCAGTATCTTGTTGATTTCTTTCTAATCCAATCACACCATCAGATAAGTGAGCAATACTTGCACTACCACGTAAGTGTGAAAGTGTAATCTCTTTACCATCTTCATGACCTCTATCTCCTGCAGGTCTACGCAAGTGTGATACTAATAACATACCAATACCTGTTTGTTCTACAAGACTTCGTAACTTAGTCATCAATACATCAATAGACTTTCTTTCGTCTCCTTCATCTTGTCCAGATACAAGGATAGATAAGTGGTCTATAAAAATCCATTTACATTCTAATGCCTGTGCCATATATCTAACTCGTGATAATATCTCATCATTATCTATAGAACCAAAGTGGTCAAAAGCATGAAATCTATCTGTACCAATAGTCTTATCAAACCATTCTAATATTTGTTCTTCACTATAATTTTTACGAACTTCATTAATGTATAATCTAGCATTAGCTTCAACTGACATTATATTAAATACTGTATTCTTTGTATTTTCTTCTAGTGCTAATATACCTATGTTATGATTTGTATTCTTTAATAAATGATGCATCATCTCTCGCATAATAGAAGACTTACCCATACCTGCACCAGATGTAAATGTAATTAACTCACCTGTTCTCATACCATAAGTCTTATCATTTAACTTATGCCAAGGATATGGAACTGTCTCACAATAATCTTCTTCAAATAATTTTGAACGTAGACTACTAAGATTTACAATACCTGCAGGTGTATAAGATTGTGCGTTCCACCATGCTTGAGAGAACTTTTCTCTCTTACCCATCTTTAGATATTCATTTGCATCTTTAAACTCCATATTCATAATCTTACATTTGTTAGGACTAAATAACTGTGCTACCTTTTCACTAGCTTCTCTACCTTGTTTGTCCATATCAAATGATATAACTATGTTCTGAAAACTATCTAAATATTCAAATGCTTTTTTACAATCTCTTAATGCTGAACCTGCTCCTGTCTTAACAGATACACATGCCCATTTGCTACCTAATAATTCGTAAGCAGACATAGCATCTACTTCACCCTCAGTAATCGTGACGTATTTACCACCACCTGTAAATAAATTTTGTCCAAACAATGTAGCTTCAGTTATGTTTCCTTCTACCCACATATTTTTAGTGGCAACATCTCTTACTTTGTTTCCTATATTAGCACCACTCTCATTGTAGTATTTATAAATGTGGTGTGTATTCATATTACCATTTACTTTTACACTTGTATTATATTTCTGTGCAGTTTCTTTGCTAATATTTCTTTCTGTTAATGCACCTGTTGTACCTACAGTTTTGATAGCACTTTCTGTAGGTATTGGTACTACTTTTTCATGTTGCATATTCTCTCCAAATCTAGTGTTACAGGAAAAGCAATAGCTATATCCTTCAGAATGTTTAACATTCCCATCACTTGACCCACACTTAGGACAAGCACCCCTGTCTAGCCATTTTTTCTCCATAAAATCCCCTATTAAAAAATAATATTATATACTAAAACTTTAACTTAGTCAACCTCAAAAGAACTATTATATAATTTTCTATACGCACCTATGTCAGAATCTGCTCTTTCTTCTATATCTCTTTTCGCTAACTCCATAGCTTCAAAAGATTCATAACCCTCTTCTAAGTACTCATAGTATCTTTCTTTTATAAGTTCTTTAAGTTCTGCTTGTAATAAATTCATCTTCTTATCTCTTGTTATAATGTTATCAGGTAAAAAATAAAACTAATAATTAGTATCACAGGAAAAATATTATTTATCCATAGACTTTTCTTCTTAGTTTTTTGAAACCATTTACCTGTAGCTTTTAATCTTCTTTCTCTGTCTTTACTCATCTTCAATATGTTCTGCATCAGGATTGTATAAACCCTTATCAGGTTTCTTTTTATCTAATTCTTCTCTTAATTGTTTAATTCTTACATAAGCATTACGAAGTTGCTCTTGTAAATCTCTAACATTTTTTTTTAGCATTTCTATTTCATTCATTGCACTCTCATGATTTGTATATTATCATCTATCAATGCTTGTATGTGTATATTTCTTTCATCATATAAATTTTGTAAAAAAGTTATGGCATCCTTCTCTCTTTTAAAATACATTACCTGACCATCTTCTTCTTCTAAAATGTCTGGTAGTCTTTTATTTTTAGGGTATGGCATAGCTATAACAAACATTTGTTTTTTCACATTAGTTTTATTATACATTACATTTTCCATATAGTCAATACCCTACATAGGGTACTATAAAACATAGAAAATACCATACTAAAATACTTATAAATATTTGTAACATTTCTTTATTTATGTTTATCA